TGATTTTAGAAATGGCATCACGCTGCGCATCTTCAACACTTGCACCGGACCTGAGTTGCGAGAGAGCCCAAGAGCTGTCTCCCACCTCGTCGCCGAGCGCAAGAATTGCGTCAGCACGCTTATCAAACTCATTCGCTTTAACCTTAACGGCCTCGCGAACTTGTTCTTCAACGCCATCATTGGATTTTGAATCGTCCATGATTTTATTATTAGATATGGGTTGATGTTTTATTTGGGTTTTCTCCGCTTTCTCTTTTTTGTCCTCACCATCTGCCTTGTCATTGGCGTTTTCCTTTTCAGCGGTCAAGCTGGGCTGGTCGGTTTGGTTTGTTTGGAGTTGGCGTGAAAGTTTTTCTTGGGCTTCTTTAAAAGTTTGAAACCCTCTTATTTGAGCTTGCGAATCTGCGCCCAACGGCACTAATGATGCTTCTTGTGCATGCCATTCGGTTCGTATGTTAACCGGGCCATGATAAGTTTTTCCTTCGATAGTTACTTTTTCTCCATCGGGAACGTATGTGGTTTTGTCATCGGAGAAACGATATCCCACACTCATTTCATTGATAAATCCTTCGCGAAGTTTGGTTGCAACCTCAGGATGCACTTCGGACACTTGTATTGTTCCCTCTGCAAATGCCTCCGGCACATCCCGCTCGCCGGCAGCTCTAACTCTTATGTCTGTGAATCCGCCAAGCACAGAAGACACAGAATCTGTCTTATGCGTATCTAGCAACTTTATCGATCTCCCTCTTGCTTTCATTCCACTCATAAGAAGCACTTCGGGAACATAAGATCCCCGTTGCCAATCATACATTTCAACTGGCGCCTCAGTGGTTAAAATTCCTCGAGGAGCATCTGCCTC